ATTCTAATTTGAGTAATCGTTCCTGCAGCAGAAACTACAGCTGTTGCAGCTGCAGATACTGAAGAAATTCCACTAAATGTAATTGTTGGTGGTGTTATATATCCAGAACCAGGATTTGAAACTGTAATGATACCAACTACTCCGTTGCCAATTGTTGCTGTTGCCTTTGCTCCACTGCCTTCGCCACCTATGAATCTGACACCGGGAGCAACCGTGTAACCATAACCAGAATTAATTATTTCGACACTTTGAACAGATTGTGCGGCTGGATTTGTGTTATCATTACAAACCACAATACCGCCTATCATCTTAGCAACTGCGGAGGCAGTTCTTCCTCCAACTGGCGCTGAAGAAATGCCAACTGTGGGGACACTTGTATATCCACCACCTCGATTAGTCACTGTAATAAATCTTAGACCACCATTTACGATACCTACAAGAGCTGATGCAGTAACTCCTACCCCAACCATCGTTAGTTTTTGAACTGGTCCTGTTGGTTTTGTATCTTCGTCTACACTTCCGCTTATATTATCATCAATATCTTCTACACCAGTATCAATAATTTCATCTTCATATCTAAAGAGTTCGCATCTTAATTCATAGGTATATAATCCCTGAAGTTGATAAAACGGTTTTTCGTGTTCAACATATTTTATTTCAAATAGTCTATCTCCTAGAGGAAACCAAACTAAATCACCTTCTTTAGGTCTTGAGGACAATTTAATATTTGCTTGATTTTTTATGAGTGGGGAAATATAATTTTTAAATCTTTCTCTGGAGATTATAAGTGTGATTTCGTTTAATGCCTGAATACCAAATTTTGACAATATTGTTGGATTATCGCCATACCCATCAAAAGTATCTACGTATGCTTCTATTGGAAAAGCGTTTGTAAATTGAGACTCTATTAATTCTTTAATTACAGTTTTTTCGGTAATATATTTTCTTGGAAGATAATAAACTTCAACACCATACATCCTTAATTGTTCATTGATTAAATCTTGGATAAGACCCTGTTCTGATTTTGATCCCTGAAGAAAAAATGGATTTAACATATATCAACCAATCATATCTAAAGGAGGAAGTTCATATGTATTAGACATTTTTTCCATTAAAACGTCTATCTCTCTTTGAGCGTCATCATACATTTGTCTGCCATTTAACTCGACTCCGCCAGGAAGTTTAACTCCAGTAAATTTCATCATATTTTGTCCCCATTGCCTCTTGATCAATGCGGTTAAATATGGTTTTATGAAAGAATCGTTCCAAACCCTTGAATAATCATTTGGATCTAAAGTTGAGTAGCAATCAATAACAAAAAAGTGATTTTCTGTAACTGATCCCCAATCAATATCCAAATATAATCTATCTTGTCTTTTGTTAAATCTAATTTGCTTTTGGGTGTTTAAGAGAAAATCCAAATCTTCCAAATAAGTCTTAACCATTGCGTAACTTAAAAGTTCGGTTGTTCCCCAATAGTAAATATCATTTAAAAATAATTGATACTTCACACTAAACATATTATGTGTAATAGTGTTTGCGCCATCAAAAGTAAAAATTTTATTTACACCAATAACATTGGGTGGGACTTGAAGATAATTGCTGTTTTCATAATAATTGAACGTAGTTGCCGTTCCTACTATATTTGTAGTTACTGACGTTGTTGCAATTCCAACACTATTTTGACTTAATCCTTTTGCTCTTCCCCTATCAATATCCGCTTGAGTTACTTTATACTTATAGAATGTTGGATATACCCCATCAAAATGACGTTCTTGAAAGAATTGAACAGCATCATCTACTAAGTCTTCAATTTGTTCATCCGCAACATTAATTTCCAAAACTGGCGCTCCCAGTTTTCTTTTACAGTAATCTATTAGTTCTTGTCTAGTAGATGGTTGCGCCATTTATCCACACTCTTTGAAATATTTATGATTTGGATGTTATGAGTTGTGTGACAACTTCTTGCTGCTTCAAATATAATTTAAAGTAGCATTTTGCAATATTTTTAATTTGATCTAAATCTGATATGTTATCAATTTCAGATGCTACTTTAAAATATTCAAAACTTTTTGTTAAATTTTCAAGTTCTATACTATTTGGATCCATTAATTAAACTCCGAAGTAACGTCTTAATTTCATTTAAGTCATTTTTCATATTAGTCACATCACTCTCTAAAATATCTAATTTTTTATTTTCTTCGTTTTTTATGTTACGTCTTGCAACATATTGTTGATATTCTGTCATATTTGTGTTGATAATGGAGTTTGTATTTGGATCTCTAACGAGATTGTTATAACCTTCGACTTTTAAATAATCCATTTCAATTATGCAAGGGCGATTACTCTTAGATTTCTAACTCTTGGTGGGTAGACTTGATTTGTTGAGGTAAGAACTAATTTAATTCTATATGATCTAAATGAGGGTAATCCATCAGCGGTAAAACTATACTCTCTAAAATCGATAGTCCTAGAATCAAATCCAAGGGAAAGTGATGGTTGAATAAACCTATCAGGTAATCCATCGCTATCTTCAAAATTTATAATTTGTTTCTTATCATCAAGATTGTTGTAACCTGGGAAAGGCGTAAAAATGGGTATGAAGTTTTGATTTTCTCCAATAGCATAGAATGCCCTAACATCGCAATAATTATTAACATGGGCGTCTAACAGAATCTTAATAGAGGTAGCTGGATTTTCCAAAGAAATTTCTTTGGAAATATATTGGAATGCAGATGGATCTGTTCCAATTGTATTAACCCTGTTATCAGTCGCATAATTATCAATCGCTTTATTGACCCTATTCGATGTTAGTATTGTACTAACTCTTTGAGTATCAATAACAGGACTTACTCTAGAATCTACGGAATTTAAGAACAATCTTAAATTCATAGATTTTTTGCCCATCAATGCTCCCAATTTTGCATCTTCATTTATTTTGGATAAAATAATTTTTGGAGTTGTAAAATAATTAGATCTATTTAACGCAATTGGTTCAAATCCACTGTCAACAAAAGGTATTTCATTGCCACTAATACTAGAACCTGTTATAGTTCTCACTTCTGCGTTAATTGACGTTCCTTGGACAGTAATATTTTGTACAGATGGAGTGATAATCTCAAAAGGAATATTTTGAGTTGCTTTCACATTAACCCCGCCAGCAGATTTTGTTTGATTTAGATATAATTTGGGGAAACTAGTATCATCAGTGCGATCTATTCCATTTTCGCTCATTTGGATCTTAATATTATATGAATCGAATGATAATGGATCAGCAACACTGACATCTTCTAGATAGTGAGTAGTATTAATTCTCCTAAGAGAAACTCCACCTAACTCATATTTGTATACAGGAGTTCCTGTTGGGTGAGTTACTGCTGTTTGGGGGAGAGTATTGAAGAATGTTGGATCAATATAACCCAATCTAGTAATATTATCTAAAGATCCCGTGGAAACTGATGAATATCTAAACAATTCATTTCCAATTAATGCATAACCTGGGCTTGTTGTTCCTACGCCAATATTTTCAAAAGTCGAGAATTTAGAAGAATCTGCAACTAGAATAGATCCTACAGAATTAAATGCATAATCTGATGTAAGTTTTGTTGGTGGAACATCAGTTTCTGCGCCTGAAATCCTTACATAATTATCGTCAAAATACATTCCATGATTTTTGTGATTTACTAAAATATGTAATCCATCACTTTCAACATTAATATCGGAAATTTTAACATTTCCACCTGAAGATGAATTCAAAGCAGTTGTTAATCCAGAACCATTAATATACTGTACAGTTTTTCCAGTTCCCGCAATTGAAAAATCCCCCTGAACATTATCTAAAATAAGTTCATTAGTACTTGCAATAGAAACAAGAGAGAACAATGCGTTTCTGCCTACGGAAGTAGATCCTAAAGTAGAAATACCAAGAACATCGCCCACTTGATATCCATTACCCGAAGTAGCAACAGTGGCAGCTATTGCAACACCGCTTGAGATTGTGATATTAGCTGTTGCGTTTCTTCCATTTCCAGTGATTGTCACTAAATTGACATTATTATAAGTAAAACTTCCTGAAGATGGAGTATAACCAATTCCTGAGTTGATAACCTGAAGTGTTCCTGTGGCAATTCCAGCATTTCCTACATAATTACCAGTTGCGTCTGTTCCTTGCTGCAAAACAGTGTTACCAAAGGTTAAACCACTATCTTGTACAGCACTTGACAATCCAATTCTAACTTTTCTAGAATTAAGACCTAATGAATTTGGTAAAAGTGTAGGAACTTGAGAATTGCCTGGAGAAAGTTCTGGACTATAGAATTCAACGTTACCGGAACTTAAGAAATCTGCTCTATAAAGAGTAAACTTCAAGTCTTCCCATTGACTTGCTTCACGGGTTGAGGCATTTTGTGGTTTGAATAGAGATCCAAGATAGGGTTGATTCGAAATGTTTGATTGTGTCAGAAGATCAACTTCACCAACTCTAGAAATAAAGACGTTGTATTTGTTAGAATTTGACTTAATAACAATAGAATATTCTTTTCCACCCTCTAGGTAAACCGGAGACTTCAGTACAAATGAAGTTGCAACAGATCCATCATTTGAAACATTAACTTGATCTGGATTTAGCGTAACTTCAGAGAATGGAATAACAGTTTGTGTTGGGTATCCTCCTTGCATCGTTCTAATTTGGAACAATACTGGAATATCAGTATCATCTTTTGATTTAAAGAATATGTCACATTTTGTGAGGAAAATACCACTTTCATCCTGAACCAAGAATGATTGCGCTAGAGGATCCCACCAAGGACATCCATACCAATTTGTTGATGATGAAACAACATTGCTTGCAACTATTTGTGTACCACTTGTTCTAGAAACATTTTCTTTTTGGGTATTTTGTTTTTGTTCTATTCTTGCACTTCTGGTAGAAATAATATTTTCTTGGACTGTTTCTAAAGTTCCACTGGAAATAAATTTCTCCTCAGCAACAGTTGCAGCGAGATTTCTATCATTAATTGGATTGTTTATTAAAGTGAAAGTTTTCAAACCATTTTCAAATCTTGGATTAATCGAAATATTTGGATTTGGAATATAAAAGCTTCCAATCAATGATGCGTAAACATCAGAAATTAATCTTACGTTTGAAATTGTTGCTTGAGCACCACTTGTTTTGCCTACAAGGGTCATCCCAGACTGCACCCAACCACCATATTGACCCTGGTTTTGTGTACACAAGGAAAATACGTCAATATTTAAAGTACTACTTGTAGATGAATAAGTTGCGGCAAGAGTTTGACTTGTATATGGATTTAGTTGATATGTTGAAGTTGGGATATTGTATGGACCCTCTTTATGATTTAATTGTGCCACTCTGAATGTAATTTTTGGATTACTTTCATCTATGGTTGTTTCATTAAGACCAGTCTTTTTAATTATACCAATAACGGTTTCGCCAACTTCAAACACGCCTGAAATCATGGTGATTTCCAGCAATTTAGGAATACAGTATTTTGTTACGTCAACACCATCAAAAAATGCATAAATCTGTGTTAATGGTTTAACATTTTTGGCAGCAAATTGAATGTTTCTAGATCTTAAGTATTGAACTAAGTCTCTACTTACAACTTTGTCTCCAACTGATTGTCTATCGAATTGTTCAGTAACAAAAGTTG